GATCAAACTCACCTACTTCCCATCCTTGGAAACGTTCTTTGACAAGTTGAGACGAATTATAAGATATGAGTTGAGGACCAACAAACCTATCACAGTTGTCAGCAAAGGTATCATGACAGAAGGACTTGTGCATATCGCCCCGCCGTCCATAGAGGTTATCTCTAATATCATAGGGGGGATCGAGGTATGTGAATACGTCTCTGTTATCTGTGAGGAGCTCTTCATAAGATAGGTTGGTAATTTTCCAGTCTTTAATTATCTGAGTGTATCCTTGTAGTTTTTCAATTCCTCGCATTGAGAAGTTTGAATAAGATGCCTGCCTGCTAAAGGATGAGGACTCAGTGAGACCAGAAAAAGAGCACTTGTTAATAACGTAGAAAGCACAAGCGCGATATAAAGGGGAAACGGAATTGTCATTTACTAGTTCCTTTGCTTCTAAGAATAGTCCTTTCGCAGAACCTTCATCAGGAAAACGAGACTTGAGTTCTTGCAGTCTTTTATAGAGTTTATATCCATCATCCTGCAAGGTCTTCCAGAAGTTGACCAAAGGTTCGTAACGATCATTAACCCAAACATCAAGATGTGGATACTTTTTAGTTACATGAATAGCAACACTACCACCACCTAGAAAAGGTTCACGATACTCTTTATAATCGCGAAGGTCTGGAATATATTGATCCAGTTTTGTGCAAGCACGGGACTTACCGCCTGGATAGCGTAACGGTGTTTTCAGGGACTTCATAATCTTTAGGGTGATACTTCAAAAATTCCCAGAAAGTCATCTTCATTTCTTTCTGTGTCATACCACAATGTTTTGCGGCAGCAGGTAAAGTCATTTTAGCACGAAACAGTGCTTCATTTGCCTCGTTTACAAGTTCAGGTGTAGTCTTCACTTTTGGTTCTACCAATTTAGTTTTATCGATATTCAGTAGACCCATCAATCTTCTCCAGTTCTCCAGTTAATGTATAGAAAAATCTATTAATACTTTCAGACATCAAACGATATCCAGTTCCAACATAAATCTGACCAAATACTACCGAAACAGTGGCAACACCCCAAAAGATGTAATAGAACCTAGACTTAACTTGTGCTCTTAATTTTTCTTTTTTCATTGTCACACAATCAGTTTTTTCTTATCTGGTGTAATTAGTTTACTACCAAACATTTCATTGTACTTTTTGGCAACATCTTCTTGAACCGCTGCGATATAAACAATGAAAGTCTTCTTTACAATAATCTCTGGTTCATCCTTACTGATAACAGTTGCCCAAGGAGCAAATCCAACACCTTGTGCGCTAGGAAGAACTACAAGACCATTTTGAACCGTGATAGTATCATCAGTTTCAGAAAGAACTTCTGCGATGATTTCTTCACCAGTGCTAATACGAATTAGTTTTACATTAATCATTTGAATTCACACTCCACCATAATTTCGGTTAGACAAGCAAGCATATTTATCTCCTGGTCCGCTACGAATGCCGCCTGATACTGATACTTAGCAATGATAAGCACAGCAGCAGGAATAGTAGCGTTTGTAAGGGATGCATAACAAGCATCGTAAATACGCCGCAGAAGTACAGTAGTATCATTGTCCAAATTAGAAACGATCCACTTACGAACTTCCGCAAAGTTCTTTTCCTTGAGGTTTTTGACGAGTTCATTTACAGCAACATCAGAGAACGTGGCAAGAATGCCAGAATCAATTTTTCCACTTACGGAATAACGCTGACACTCATTTAGAACACGACGCCAATCAGGAAAATGTTTATTAACAAGTTCTACCAGGACCTTGTTATCATATTCAACACCTTCTGCACCCAAGATTTCTTGGAGACGTTTGAAGAATTGTGCAGCAATGGTCTGCCGATCTTTTCCTTTGATTCCAAACTCAACGACGGCACATCGCGAGTGCAGGGGTTCAAGGATTTTATTTTTGTAGTTACAGGTGAAGATGAACCTGCAGTTACCAGCAAACTCCTCAATAAACGCCCGTAGGAGGAGTTGTACGTCGTTGGACGTGTTATCTGCCTCATCAATGATGATGACTTTGTGTTTAGCAGTCGCCGTAAGTGATACGGTCGAAGCGAAGTTTTTCGCATTGTTTCGGACAGTATCCAAGAACCGCCCTTCATCGGATCCGTTGATGACATAAACGTCTGCTCCAAGTTCATTACACAGTGCCTTAGCAACCGTGGTCTTACCAATACCTGGAGGACCAGCGAGAAGCATGTTAGGGATTTCGCCCCTATTTAGAAAGTCTTGGAAGGTTTTTTTAGTTGATTCTGGGAGAATACATTCATCAATAGTTTTCGGGCGATATTTTTCAACCCAAATAAAATCACTCATAATCAAATCCAATCAGGTTTGCGATGGGGCAAACGAAGGTAATTATCGCACACCCAGGGTTTAGATGCAATATACATCTTATAAGCATCAAAGGTTGAAATGCTTGTATCAAGTTTATATTCGTCAGGCATTGCCCTTACGAATGGTGTGTGGTCTGACCATGGAGACCATGGAAATAATTTGTCTGCTACTTTCAGAGTATTTTCACAAGTGTGTTTTTTATCATACCTATCAGTATATTCCAGACACAACATCAATCCATGAAGGATTAACCAACGAGCATTTGCCTTTGATTCATTTGCCCAAATGGTGCAAGGATGATTGCGAAAGGCACCCTTCTCCGTAGCATAGGGTGTGCCATCTGCCTTGGGAAGAGTGCCATATCCATGTCCCCACTTTTCTGATGCCACGATAGAAAGCATCTGGCAGCACTCTAAGGGCATCTTGACAATGTGTTTATCAGGAAGCACTGTAGCGGATGCTCTAGGACACTCGTTAGTTACAAAGATGTTCATGATAAAAGTTTACTGATACTGATTGCCAGTAAGAACGATAACATTATAACAACATCCCATGCTTTTGTCTTTACAAAGTATGGGATTGAAATCAGGTCAGCGATAAAATTAATTATCACACCTGCTAAAACATTGAGGTGAAGAATTACAAAGTAGGCAACAATGACTCCAATGCTGCCCACAATTCTCATTCTCGTGAGGGTTTTATCCAAAGGTCGAATCTGGTTCCAGAGCAATATAATACTTCAGATTGTAGCGGGTGTTGGTGAACTGTGACAAAAGTTTAGAAGAGACAACTACATCATAGGCACCAGGAATGATTTTAATGTTTTCAACTTTGAAGTTGAATGCAAACTCCTTATCAGTTTCACCAACAACGATGGCATACTCGTTAGAAGTATCGTTCTTCTTATCACGAACAACCAGTTTGATGACGCCTGCTTCACCGATAGCAGAAAGGTCAGGCAGTTGATATACTTGTGCTGCTTTCACCAGTTTCTCCAGAGATGCACTATCCAGTTGGAAGCAAACATCTTGAGAGGGAAGATTAATCTCTTTCTCAGGAGGAGAAACAATTACATTAGGATCAGCAAAGAAATACTTCACACGTCGCTTGCCTTCACGGATGCTGAGATATGAATCTTCTTTGAAGTCAAGGTCAGGATCCTGGTGCAAACTCAAACCATTCAGAAACTGGTTAAGGTCATAGATGGCAAAGTCGCGAGGAAAATCTTCGTTGATATCTGCTTCAGCAAGAATATTCTTGGCAACAGAAATAGTACGAAGACGATTACCCTCTTTCACCAGAATCGAGTTGTTGATGCCAGCAAAGTTTTTAAGGACGGTAAGAGTGTTGTCAGACAGTTTCATAGTGTTGGGATTCAATTTCATCACTGAGGGTAGGTTTCGCGTTGTGCATTCTTATCGTTGAAATGCATCAGAAGTACAGCATAGTGCAGAATCTTCATAATGTCACGTCGTGCAGTGCCTTTCTTATCATAACGAGAGGCATACTTGAGGATATTGCTGCGGCAGAAGGATTCTCCATCTCCACATGCTTCAATCAAATCAAGTGTTTGAATTTTATCATCACCAGCAGAGTAGTGCTGATTGTATGTTGCAGAAATATAATCGGTCAGTTCTTTGAGAATACGATCCTCACTATACTTAAATCGATTAGGATTGTTGTTATTCATATCAAGATTAAAAGTAACTACATCGTCACCCAAACCACCTCTTACGTGCGATCCAGTGAAAGAAATGTGGTCTTCACCAGCACCAAACCAGTCAGAAGAAACTGGTGCAGCAGCAACCACATCACTGCTGAAATTGATAGTATCAGGAGAAGCGGGGGCAGTCATAAAAGAATCAATGTACATGTCTTCACCAAGTGTTTCAGTCATTTTTAGTTCATCATAAAGTAGAGACCAGGAATTAACCATAGCAGAAAAGGAAATCATTTACAAGTGATTCTGCTTTTTCCTTACCAAACTTATTGGAAAGGTAACCACCAACAGGATCAAGATCTTTCATGTACTTATCAAAATTTTTGTAAGTCGCATACATAAAGTTCTTATTTGGTTTCTTTGATTCTAACATTTCTTTGTAAACTTGTAAATAGGCACTGAAGTCATCTAGGTAATTATTGACCTCATTCATAGCGCATTTACGAATGAATACATTTTCAGAGAAATGATTACCAGGTTCAAAAAATCTAAACGTTCCATCTGCCTTTGGTAGAGATGGAACAGAAAACAAGTGATTTTCTACTGGGTGTTGAAAGTCAAATACAATAATAACCTTCTTATCAAAGAAACCCATAAGATCCATACCAAAACAAGGAAGATCTTCACCAGTTCGAGGATAGATGATGTTGTTGTAAATGCAGGACTTATCATCCCATATCTCAACTTCCCTAGACTTGTTTATGTAACGGTCTTTAGGAGTTCCATACAACTTGGCAGTGAGAGAAGTTCCTTTCTCCTCCCATTCTGCCCAAGTTGAAAAGTGATATAGTTCAGGAAAGGTCTCCCACAGAACTTTCTTGTACTCCTTCCACAGGGAGTTGGAAGTCGGCGTCAACTTTGTCATACAGTTCAAGGAATGCTTGTTTAGTTTCGTCGTCAAATCGGTTCAAACAAACTTGGATTGCTTTTGCCTTATCACCAAAGATATTGTATGCCTTGACGATATGAACCAGGCGGCGGGTGCTGATGATTTCCTCAATACCACCATCATAGAAGGTTTTGCGTATAATGTCTGCCCAATCACAGAGACGCTTCAGGAAATCAAGATCGGAAGGTGTCGTAAATGCTCCGATGGAAGAAGCAACTTTGTAGAGAATCTTATACTCGTTTGTCGCAGTAGGATACTCTTGCTCAAAAGTTACTGGGAAACGCTCAAGGAATGCTTCGTTGAGCACATTAGTTCCAATGAATCGTCCGTCATCACTACCTTTTCCTTTAGTGTTGGCGGTTGCGAAT